AGTCTTGGCCTTACACTGACTCCAGATGTACTCTGGAACCTTGCTCCTTGGAGCTGGGCTGTCGATTGGTTTTCCAATCTGGGCGATGTCATTGACAACGCATCAGACTGGGCCTCCGACGGCTTGGTTATGAAGTATGGGTACGTTATGGAACATAAGTTCTTTAGCGACACCTATATCTTCGACGGGCCCACTGGTTTGAAAAGTGGACTCGCACCTGCCCCACTTACCCTAGTCACAGAGACGAAGGTTCGGAGGCAGGCTAACCCCTTCGGGTTCGGCCTTAACTGGGACGGATTAACTCCGCGCCAGCTGGCCATTGCAGCAAGTCTGGGTATTAACCGGACGAAGCACTAAATGCTGTAGGTGATTTATGCCTACGCTACAACGCCGAAGGGAGCCTAACCGGGCTCCTAGGAGTGATGCTCATGTCGTTTACCGATCCGTTGTCCATCACCATTAGCGCGGTCACCACGCCGCTCCCACGCATTAGCGTGGGGGACGACAAAAGTGAGTACGCGAGTGGCGATGGACTCATCGTCGTGCAAGCGAGCCACCAAGGTGGCAAGCGAACGCGACGTATGTTGCGGCTCGATACGTCCAAGTTGACCGCCGACCCGTTCCGCCCTGCGGAGAATGTCAAGGTGTCCATGTCAAACTACATGGTCTTTGACCTTCCGCCGGCCGGGTATACGAGTACGGAGGCATTCGCGGTTTACCAGGGCTTCAAGACCCTGTTCACCGCCAGCTCGGACGCGATCATTACGAAACTACTAGGAGGTGAGTCATAAACGTGAGCGATCAGCTCATTATTCACGAGTCACCCCTAGTATCTAGGGATGGCTCCGTCCATCGCGTGTACTCAGAAGTACGTATGCGCGGAAGGATACGAAGCAATACCGACGAGGTGGCCAAGGCTTCCCCGACTCGCCGCGTAAGAATACGTGGCAGGTTGCGGAATAACCAAGGTCCCCTCCCGATCTATTCGATCGGGGACCGTCCGGTCCGAAGAATCGTCCACCTCTATCCCTTTATGAGGGACGAGAACAGACGCTGTTTCGCGGAGATCGACGACGGTACCTGCGAGTGGGTCGACTACAAGTTGGACGTTGGGGACGAAGTAGCCCCCGGCGCCTAGCTCGATGTCTTCCCACGAGCACGATGACCAGAATGCTTCCAAACCTGTAGAAACAGGTAGACGAAGCACTGGTCGCCGGAAGGTGGATCAACTACCCCGGACCGACATAACCAAAAGGTTGTTGGTAGCCGTAGTAGCTTTGATCAACTTTCTGTACCTAGTTGTGCAGGCTTTTCTAGACTACAAGCTTAAGTAGCTGGTAAGTCCGCGTAACCGATATGGGCTACGGATTCGTACACCTCTAATTAAGGGGGACGATGAAAAGCCTAATGTCACTCTGGTCCTGTGTGGCTCATGAAATGGCCACACGATGCTGCACTAGCGCCGACCGCGACATAAAAACTGTCGCGGCCCGGTTCGAACACGAGGGGCTTAGCTTTCTAGCTATCACCCTGGCTGATTACGGAAAGGCCATCCAAAAATGGCTAGACCGTGGTCAAGTCGACCCTTGGGACGTTAGCGGCTTTCGCCGCGACCGTCTTACTGGTTTCCCGAGATTTCTCTCAGGTTTCCTTGGTCGTGTGTTCGATCCTAGTAGTGGTGCACTTCTTGACAATCCCGATATCGAAGCAATCATTGCTTTACGTCAGCTAACGCTGATGTTCAGCAAGATCGCCCTTCCTTCTGCATCCCTTTCGGGTAGCAGAACTCAGGTAGTTAGTCCTGAGAGGGAGAAGCGTGCGATGTTGGAATTTGTCGAGTGTGAGCAGGATGTCAG